CCAAAACCGACTTCCATGTCGTTGATACGCGAAGTACCAGCTGGATCCATATAGAAACTTGTATTATCAGAATCTATAAATCTTGGTGCACTGATGTTACCTGAATAAGTACCACCAATTGCAGGAACATAAACTGTATCTAAATAAGAGAAGTCTAGTTCAATATCTGCAGTTGTATTTGGACCGGGTGTATGTGTAACAATGATACCACTATTTGCGTCAGCCGCTTGAATAGTAGTTAAGAAGTTGGCAGTTAAGCTAGTTGTAATTGTTGTATTAGCAAGCCTTGTTACCTGTGCAGTACCTGAAACGTCACCGGCTAAAGTAATGGTAAAGTTGTCAGCAAAAACATTCATTACATCATTTGCATCGTCTTCTACAAAACTTACACCTTCGTGCGTACCATCTGTAAACATAAGACCGATAATATCACGAGATGTTTCTGTGAAGTTAGGAATAGCGTTAGCTTGAAGCTCTAATGGAATCTCGGTAGCAAAGTCAATACGGCCGTCTTCAGTAATACGAATACGAGGAGTAAATCCATCAGTACCGTACATTCCTGTTGAACCAGCCATCGGTGCATCAAGCCCGAATTTTAATGTGTTAGTTGGAATATTAAGATCTATTAATTCAAGACCGCGGCCAAGACTTAAAGTTGGACTTGCAAGAAGGTTAATACTATCAGCGTATGTGTTCGCTTGGTCTATAATTGTTAAACCAGAAGCAAAAGAATTATCTAAATAACGAAGGTTAACCGCGTCGCCAGGATTAACTGGGTCTGCAAGATCAGTAAGAGTGTTATTTGCAACACTAATATAACCAACAGGATCAATAATTAAATTGTTTGTAGCAGTTAATTTGCCGTTGACAAACATGTCACCTGTGTTATAATTAATAATAAGTTTGTTAAGACTAGCACCAAAAGTTAAATCGCCGGTTGCACCAATTTGCATTCTCTGAACGTTGTCTGTCCAGAAGTCAAGTTCATTATTGTTAGCACCAGCAGATGTTTCTGCAATGATATAAGTATTTTTATCTAAGTCAATAACTGATCCAGCAATACCAGTCCAGATATTACCGTCGTAACCTTCAAATCTTCCTTCTTCAGAATTGAAACGAAGCATACCTGCTTGACCAGCTGGTCTTGAAGCAGTATTTGCTGAAGGGATCATTATGGCGCCAGTGCCGTCAAACTTAACAATGCCATCAGAACTTCTGACTGTATCTACATTAATTGCAGCCCAGTTCTTTAATAAAGAACCAATTGAATAAATTCTGTCTTGATCGGGTACTAAATGAGATGTAATGTCTGCAGCAAAACTAACAGTATCTGTATCTGCGTCACCAATAGTAAGGTTGCCGGCAATTGATACATCACCTGCAAACGAAGCAACATTAGCAGCAAAAGTAGCAGCTAATGTACCACCGGTATAGAATTTCAATTCGTCGTTATCTGAACCCGGCGAAGTCTCTGCCATGATTTTTGTGTCTTGATCTACATCAATTACACCACCAAGACCAGACCAAGCAATCCCGTCATAGCCTTCAAACTGACCATCTTGAGAATTAAAACGAACCATTCCCTGTACAGCAGTAGGACGAGTAGCAGACGTTCCATTCGGTAAGGTTAAAGCACCTCCGCCGCCAATTGTTAATATATTATTAACCGGATTAATTTGCGAAAGAATCTGTGTTTCGTCAACAATAAACGCGCTACTAGTAAGAGTTAAACCTTGACCAGCAACATAAGTACCTTCACCTGAAAATTGTGTCCAATTTACTGCGTCTTGATTAACTGTGAATGTTGAAGCATCTGCTACTGTTATAACCCAACCAGTGCCAGCGTTTACTGTACCGTCTGTAACAAACTCGTATGAACCAGGAAGCTCAGCGCTTTCATTCGACCATTGCGTTCTTTGGAAAATCCATGATGTATTTGCGCTACCTTTTTGGATAACATCATACGAACCGTTTTCTATAGGATCTGTTTGATCTTTAACAAGTAGGTTATCACCAATATCCCAACTTGTAATATCGTCTATATAAAGAACGTTAATTGGAGCTAGTGTAATAGTAGATGAAAATGTACTGTTGCCAGATTCAAAAGTACCGCCGAGGTCTGCAACTGTTGCACCTAGCGCCGCGTTTCGTACTATGAATCCTTGTACTAATCCATCAACATATCTTTTATTCGTTGCATCTGTGGGTAGAACAGGATCTGAAACAACTTTAACTGTATCTTCAATACTTTGAAGTTCAACTTCTAAATATCTTTTGTTAACTACGTCCTGCGGGTCAATTGGATTTTCTACATTAACAATTCGATGAACACCAGCACTAATAACCGCGTCTGAAGTTGTTAAATTAAATTTAATATCAGCAGGTGCAGAAATAGTATTGCCGGATATTGTGAATTCACCAATTTCTACAAGATTTAAATCTCTGAGTTCGGCTGTTGTTTCGCCAATAGTAATTGCTGTAGTACCTAGTGTGATATCTTTGGCACTAATTAGACCGCCAACATTAATAAAGTTATTAGCATCTAGACTTGCATTAGAAAAACCAGTTATATGACCAAACTGATCGATCGTAGTATTTTGAATAAATCCAATAGTGCTGTTAACAGTATTTGCTGCAGTAGATGTAGTTGCATGTGATATTACAACATTTGCGGTTTCGTTACCAGTTCCTGAGGCTGTTGTAATAACAATTCCGGGGCCGGCGTCGATATCACTAATGTATGGACCAACAGTGTCTATTCCGAGAGTAACTGAATCTGGAACGATTACAGGTCTTTTCTCACCCGCCGCTACAAGGCGAATGTTCTTAGACGATCCAACTTTAACTTTAACAGTCACGCTTATACCTCCGTTATAGTTGATATAACAAACGCAAGTCCATCAACAATTTTTGATAATTCTCCGGTCGGCTTTTTCATCATCACATCATATTGGTATTTTCCAGGCGTTAACTGACTAGTAATATCGGCAGATAAGATTAGGGTAATGTCGTTATCAGACTTTTGAAATTCAAACTCTGCAGCTCTTTTAGTGGAGTACAATTTTTTCAAATCCCCGTAAAAAGAATAGTTAGAGATTGGCAAATCTAAGTCGTCGTCGTCAAACAACTCGACTGTAAGTCTGAAATCTGTACCTTGGTCTATATAAATGTTTAATTGAGAACTCATGTTTTATCTCTTTATCCTATTTTCTTTATTTATAATAGAAGGAGATTATTTAAAGGAGAAAAGGGGGCATGAAGCCCCCTCTAATTACTTTAAATAAAACGAAGACTGCATTAACCTTTTAATTCGTCAACTTCATCTTTAAGTTCTTTTATCGCTTCGATTAAGAGACCGACAATGTTAGCGTACGCAACACTCTTGATGCCTATACCTTCGTCTGATGTTGAAACGACTTCTGGGAGTATTTTCTCAACTTCTTGTGCGATAAGACCAACTTTTCTATTACCTGGTTTTGCTATCAGATCGAAGTAAACACCTCTCAGCGCTGCCACTTTATCAAGAGCATTATCAATAGTTTGAACGTTTTCTTTCAATCTTTCGTCTGAGTTAGCTTCTACATCACCCGTGGCAGTAAAATTGCCAGTTACCATATTGAATGTAAACTCGTTGGTTGATGTGGCTAGATCTCTGAAAACAACCGCGGTTGAGACGCTGCTGTTGGCTGACAGCACCATGTTTTGACTAGCAGATTCAAACCCAAACTTCATATATGGAGTAGCTGCGTCACCACCAAAAGTAATATCAAGGTCAGTAGCCATGTGCATATCAGAAGCAGTACCTGCAATTGTACCTGCTGTTAATGTGCCAACAATAGTCAAGTTACCTTCAACTTGAATATTCTCTACAGTCAATTCATCAACATCTGACGTATAGTAGAAGTTTGATTCACCGCCTGGATTCGGGCCTGTTGTAGCCATTAATGGTCTATGTGTTGCACCAGCTTCAACAAATCCAATAAACAGCGGAGTGCTTTGAACAGCATATTCATGCACGTTCTGAATGTTTTCTATACCGCCTTGGATACCAGGCCCTTGCATACCTTGAGTACCTTGGAATCCACGCTCACCTTGGAAACCTTGAGCAGCCTGTGTTCCTTGGATACCTTGTGTTCCTTGTCCTGGGAAGCCTTGAACACCTAAGTCACCTTGGAAACCTTGTGTTCCTTGAATACCCTGTGAACCAACACCCGGAGGTCCTTGTATACCCTCGTCACCAAGAAAACCTTGTACACCTTGTCCGCCAGTATTACCTAATCCGCCGCCCGCGCCTTGCATGCCTTGCGGTCCTTGAACACCCTGTGGTCCTTGAAGTCCACCAATGCCCGAATCACCAGTAAAACCCTGAGTTCCTTGGAACCCAGTAAAGCCTTGAGTACCATCGTCACCAACGCTAGCAGGCCCTTGGAAACCTTGAACACCTTGGTTACCAACACCCGAATCACCTTGGAAGCCTTGCACACCTTCGTCACCATCAAAACCTTGGACACCTTGGTTGCCCTGTACACCACCTTCACCAGTACCAGTTAAACCTTGCGCGGCTTGCAAACCACGGGCACCTTGAAGACCTTGCACACCTTGAAGACCTTGTAAACCAAATCCTATGGGGCCATCAAAACCTTGAAGACCTTGAACACCCGCTTGTTGGATACCTTGGTAACCTTGGAAACCCTGAATACCAGTTGCGCCAATGCCAGCAATACCTTGGAAACCCTGCACACCTTGAAGACCTTGAACACCAACGCCTAGAAAACCTTGCAAGCCCTGCAAGCCTTGGAAACCTTCGTCGCCATCTGCTCCAGCAATACCCTGTGGTCCTTGTACACCTTGTACACCTTGAGAACCCTGTGTGCCGTCGCCACCAATAAATCCTGAAAGGCCTTGTGAACCGATGAAACCCTGCGGCCCTTGGACACCTTGGACACCAATCCCGCCGCCACCACCTTGCATACCATCAAAACCTTGAATACCATCATAGCCTTGAAGGCCTTGAGTACCAATTGGACCAATGTCACCAGTTCTTGCGAAAGTAATAACAATATCTGCAGCATCTGCAAAGTTAGCTACTGAACCGCTTACGAAAGAAGAAGTAACTGAGAAATAACCACTATTTTCTGTTAACGACGCAATAGTAAAGATTACAAAGTTAGCAGGTGTATCTTTTTCTGAAACTTTAAAGTGACCTTTAATCGGGCTAGTTGAGTCATCAATTGTTCTTAGGAACGGTTGAATATCAACCACATTATCATCTTTATCGTCAATATACAACTCAGTTGCTAAAGATAACGCAGCATTATTAAACTTAAGAATCCCGTTGGTTGGATCAGAGTTTCCAGTATTTGTGCTGTAAGTATAATCGAATGTTACACCACCGAAGCTACCAACTGCTCCTTGCGCACCGCCTTCACCATCAAAACCTTGAGTTCCTTGAATACCCTGCGGTCCGATTGGTCCTGGGAAGCCTTGAATACCTAAGTCGCCTTGAAAACCTTGTGTACCTTGTGCACCTTGCGTACCTGCGCCAGTGTCACCTTGAATACCGAAGTCGCCTTGGAGACCCTGAACACCTTGAGTACCTTGGAGACCTTGAACACCGATATCACCAGCCCGTGTAAACGTAAAGATAATGTCTGTGTTATTGGTAAAGTATGTTGCATCAGCATTGGCTGATTTAGTTAAGTATGTTACACTAAAGTTATAATAAGCTGAATTCTCTACTAAAGAAGTAAGAGAGTACAATAAGAATTCTGCTGGATTAGCAATAGAAACAATCTTGATGTAACCTTTAATTGAACTTCCGCCGTCATCTAAACTTCTTAGATACGCATCAATGTTTGCACCGTTAGTTTCGGTATCAGACATTCTCATGATTGTAGCTAAAGTTAAATCGGTGTTATTAAACTTAATTAAGCCTGAAGCAGGACCTGTTGGCGAAGTGTCCGGAGTAAAGTCGTATTCAAATGAAGCCCCGCCATACGCACCAGCAATACCTTGCGCGCCAGTAAAGCCTTGTAAACCAACATCTCCTTGAAGACCCTGAACACCTTGGGTGCCTTGCATGCCCTGAAAACCAATAAAGCCTTGTGCACCAGTATCACCCTGAATACCTGCTGCACCGCGAGGAACAAAGTTAATAATAGTTTTAGGACCGTGGCCACCACCGATTACATCAGTAGCCCAACTTGTACTTGTAATACCATAATTTCCGACATAAGTTATGTCAAACCAACCGAATGTTTTGCCAGAACCATCCCAAGTAAAGTCTGAGAATTCGTATACAACCTGATGGTGTCCTGAAGGACCAATACCATCGTCGAAACTTTCGATTACGATAAGACCTTTATTAGCTCCAGGAATTGCAGCTAACCAATCAAACGTTTCATCGATATCGTTAGTATAATTATCTAAAGGAATATCATCAAGCGTTAAGATTGTAGCAGTCGAAATGTCATTTGTGTTAAGTTTCCAACCGCTTAGACCTGGATCAGTAGATGCTGTTATGTTGCTTACAAAGTTCCACTCGTGAGTTAAACCACCGTAATGACCAACCGCTCCCTGAACACCTTGGAAACCTTGTGTGCCTTGGAAACCTTGTGTGCCTTGATCGCCTTGGAAACCTTGGAAACCCTGTGTGCCTTGGTAACCTTGGAAACCCTGTGTGCCTTGGAAACCTTGAGTACCTTGAGTACCTTGATCGCCTTGCATACCCTGAATACCAGTGTAACCTTGAAGACCTTGAACACCTTGAGTTCCTTGATCGCCTTGTGTTCCTTGGAAACCAAGATCGCCTTGAATACCTTGAATACCTTGATTAGATTGAATACCTTGAGCACCCTGTAGACCTTGAAGACCTTGGGTGCCTTGAACACCCTGAAATGCTTGTGTTCCTTGAAGACCTTGAGTACCCTGCGGGCCAATATCACTTACATTAATTACACCACCCATTGCAGAGTGAATAGAACATTGGTAATACAAAGTATTTGGAGCGTCATATGGTAATTGTACTTTTACTGTGCCAGTTTCAGCACCGTTATTAGTAACACCGTTGTTATATTGATCGCCTGTGCCAGTTGTGGCTGCTGTTTTAATATAAAATGGGTGGCCTGAAACTGTTAGATTAAAATTGTATGAAAATCCGCGAATAAGATGAAGCGTTGGCTGGGCTACGCCATCAACAAGATAATTTGTGCTACCGTTGTTGGTTACTGCGTAGTCTCTTGTACCTTCAGTACCCTGCGCGCCTTGGAAACCAAAAAAGCCTTGGACACCAATAAAGCCTTGAGTACCTTGAATTGATTGTGGACCTTGAGTACCTTGAGTACCCTGTAGACCTTGAAGACCTTGAAGACCTTGTGTGCCTTGAACACCTTGGGTGCCTTGTATACCTTGTATACCTTGAGTGCCTTGTATCCCAATAAAGCCTTGCATACCTTGCGTGCCTTGATATCCTCGGAAACCACGAGAGCCTTGGATACCTTCTTCGCCGATAATACCTTGATTGCCTTGTAAACCTTGAATACCTGTGAAACCTTGAACACCTCGGAACGAGCCAACATTTACCCAATATGTTCCGTCGTAAACCCACAATTCATCGTCAGTATCATCAATAACACCTTGACCGATGGTTGCACCTGGAAAAGCAGTACCAAGAGTACCTTGTTGCATATAGCTGTCCAGCTCTGGCATACTTGGATCATTGTTGGCATCTACGTCAGGAACAGAACCAATAACATCAAAACCAGGTCCATAAGTACCTTGTGTACCTTGTGGACCATCAATGCCTGTTGCGCCAGTAGTACCTTGAGTGCCTGCACCGACTGCGGTCCACACAGTTCCATTAGAAACATAAATTAGCCCGTCTGAGCCATAGGCAACAGCGCCTGTATATGGTGATGGATCTAATTGAATCGGGACTTGTTGCGGTTGTCCTTGTCCAACGATCTTACTGCCGCTGATTGATCTAAAAGCCATTATACATCATCCTCTTCAGACTGACCCAGTGTAAAGGACAATGATGCATCTACTGCTAAGTTCGTATCACATTTAATTTCTAGTAAATCACCAGATTTAAAGAATTGACCGTTAAGCGGTAAAGGAATTGTGTCATAAGCCGGAATTTGAAGATTTCTAATAATCCAAAATTCTGCGTTAACGTCTTCCCTGTGGGTTCTTACATCAACAGCAACGGTGTTAGCCGTAAAGTTACATAAGATGAGAGGCGAAATAACTTCGCCTACTCCTGGTTCTACTGTTGTTGAACCACCGAAAACAAGCTCCGGTACTTCATAGTTTGGTACTTCAATCATCGTTTGCCAGTTAGTCGTCAAGGTAAAAGACTTGGCGACTGGTTTAGCATCTGGCGCCTGAGATGTTACTATTGTTGTAATTGTCATTATAGAGATGCCCTTGAGTTAGATGCTCTTCTTGCAAGTTTTCTTACTGATGATGTGAACGGCCGACCTTCAATTCGACCTGTTCTACCATTAATCTTAAGACCGCGCGCGAAATACTGGTTGTTTAATTCGTCTGACCCAGACCATCTGATGCGGCCGCCGTTTTCTGATAGTACTGAAGCATTAGCACCAATTGCTGCACCGACGTTTCTGAAGTTAAGTGGCAAGGCGTTTCTGTTAACACCTGCTGAAGCTCCGTTAAACTGGTGAGCAATGGATTCAACTAGTGACCCAAAGACCAAGAAGTCTGGTCTAATAACACTATCTATAATTACGTTATCAATCAATTCGGTTACCATATCTCTTTGCGGTTGATCTGTAGCGATATTGTTATTTATATAAGTTTTCATCTGCGTCCAAGCCCCAATGAACGCGTCAAGTAAATCAGTATTATTAGCCCCAACTGCGCCTGGAGCAGTCCATACTGTACCTGTCCAATATGTAATATCACCAATATAACGATTTGTAGTATTGTTAGTTGGGATAATGTATGCGTCCCAACGTTTAACACCATGATTAGCAACTGCCGTTAGTGCATCACGTATTGTTGCATTAGCTAGCGTACCTTTGAATCTCAGTTTGCGCCAGTTAGTAAATGTTGCTGGTGGATTAAATACTGGGAAGACGTGTTGTGCATTAATATTAAACAATGCGCCAACAAAAGATCTTGAAGCTCTATCACCACCTATTGGACCCAATACTGGATCTTCAAACCTGAAGTCGTTCTGGATAAGTTTAAGGAAGTTGCCTCCGTCACGATAAGTTTTTGGTAGATCGATAAACTTGTATTCAGAAGTAATGAATCGTTGAACTTCGCGCTGGATTCTAATCTTATTATTAGTAAGAATATCTTTAGCGAATTTGAACGTTCTATTAGTTTCCCAAGCAAAGTTTGGTAATTTAGTTTGTCCAAGCTTGTTAACGTTATTATAGAACAATGCATTGTAGAAGATCATTCCTAATTCGTCAGCTTGAGTAGATTGTACTTCAGTACCGAGCTCAGTTCTAATTGTCTGACCAGGATACTCACCCAAAACTACTTGACTTACGATCTTACCAAGTTGGCGATATGCTTGAGCAGTTGCAACTCTTGTATCCTCAGGAACTCTTAATTCGTTATTCCAGAAGTAGAAGTTTGCATTCCATCTTGTCGCTAAGTTGCCGCCATAATTAAGATCCCAAGACATCGCGTCTAGAATATAACCAGCATCTCTACGACATTTTGCTTTAGAGTAATCAATAATTGTAAATGTATCTTTCAAGAATTGAGTAATGTCATCAGACAATTTACTAAGGTTATCATCGATTGCTTGACCTGCCCAAACTCTGCTAGCTTCAACCCAAGAAGTATTAGGTTCAACAATAGATGGGATAGCATCGATGCTATCTCTTCTGATTGCGTCTTCTACAATTCTTACTAGATCCTTGACTTCTTCTTGCTCTACTGATGTAGCAGCTGAGTAAGTTGTTGAATCTTGCGATGCTGAAGAGTGGCCTAAGATTGTTGTGTTAACGGTGTTACCGACTACAACATCACCAATTGTGTTAGCCATTTCAGTATAGAACTTAGCAGTTTGTTGTCTTTGATCTGCTGGTAAGATTGATATAGCATTTACAAAGTAAAGTTCAGCAGTTCTAATTGTTGCATAGTTTGTTGAGTAGTTAACATCGTGTGAGATAGCATCGATCATTGTGCCAACATCTCTACGGCATTTTTCTCTAGAGTAACTAATACCGTTGTAAGTATTGTAGATGTATGTCTGAAGATTAGTTGCCATTTGAACAGTAGCATTATCGATAACATGCTTTTCTGCAAGCATATCAGCATCGATCCAATTAATGAATGGCTCGACTCTAGCTGGGATTGCGCCAGGATTATTATCATCAGCAACCTTGGCTAACATTAATGTAAGGTTCATAGCTTCAGCAGCGATTGTTCTTCTAGCTGCTAGAGTTGGCATTTCTTGTTTCACTGGGTTACCAATGATGTGCGAAATAGCATTTACCGACGCACTTACGAATGTATGCGCACCACCACCTCTACCGTAAGGAACTTTACCAACTTGTAATGTAATAGTTGTTGCAGATCTTGCAGTAATAATGTTTGGAGCATTGTAGTACGGGTCGTTTGCCTGTGGGCTTGGGTGCAATGCAACATCACCATCTAAAGAACATGTAAATACTATGCTATTAGGAGCAATTTGCACATAATCGCCAACATTAAGATTATGACCAGAACCAAGAGTAGCAGTAAAGATTCCTGTATCAGGATCGTACGACGCAGTTGATGGACTGAATTGCTTGCCAACTTTACGTGGTACTGCTTCGTTGCGAATAACATGTTGAACAACTTTGCCCATATATTCGAATGCTTCTCTTGTTGCTTGACGTTGGTCAATTGGCAAGATATTTACTGCGTTCTTAAAGTAAAGCTCAGCAGTTGCGTGCATTGCAGAATTACCGCCGTATTGGATATCGTGTGAAATCGCGTCCACAATATATCCTGTATCTCTACGACATCTCTCTTCGCTGTATTGCAAGAAGGCAAAGTTATCACTTAAGTATTGAACAACTGCTCCGCCAAGTGCATCTTTACGACCGAGGATAATGGCAACTGAAGCCTCTTGATCATAACCAGTTGCAGCTCCATCAGTTACTGCTGCTTCACGCGCTTGTGGAAGATTGATTAATGAATCTTCGGCAATAATATCTTTAACTATCGTGATTAAGGCTTCAACCTCAACACCAGATGATCCAACTACGTTACCGAATCCAGAGGTTACCTGAGCTACTACGTTTCCAGTTGAAGGAGTAACTGCTTGCTTAAGAACAACTTTTTCTGCTACTACACCTAAGTGAGCATACAGTTCAGCAGTTGGTGCTCTTTGTGCTAGAGGTAATCCAACGTTGATCCCGTTTTCGAAGTATAATTTAGCAAAGTCGCGTACACCAACATTAGAACCATGTCTAATATCGAAAGCAACCGCTTCAATCAAGAATCCAACATCTCTTCTGCATTTAGCTTCATCATACACCAATGAACCGTGGTTGACCGCGATCCATTTAATAGCTTCTTCTTGCAAGAATGCTTGATTCAAGATCAAACCTGTTGTAGCAGAACTATCTGAGCTACCTACGTTTGCAGCACCAAAGTTGTAAGTAATACCTGCAGTACCGTTTTTCATGATATTAATAACATTAGTAAATGCTGCTGTTGCTCTAGTTAATGCAGTACCGGTCAGTCTTGCTAATATATCAGCTTGAACATATTCGATAGCTTCTACTGTTTCTGCTAATTGCTCAGTAATAACATTATTAGCAAGAGCAGTACCTACTCTATAAGCGCGCCCATAGTATTGTGAAGGATAATCAGAACCAGTCTGAACATCTCTTGCAATTGCATCGATAATGAACCCAACATCGCGGGCACACTTAGCTTCATCATAAGTGTAGTTGTTATCTTTAACAAACCGGACAACTTCTTCTTGAATAAATTCGCGATTCCACTGTAATGATTTACGAGCATATGTTCTGCTTGGTTCCATAAGAGGAGCTGTAAGAGGATTCGCTATTGGTAACGGATACGGGGTTTGTTGACCGACTGAAATATCAAGTGAACCAGTGTAACCTGGAATTACTAATCTATCATCTACAACTTCAGCAATTACGTTTGTAAGTCTCTTAGCTTCAGTACCTGTGGCTGCATCAGCAGCAGGTAGTGCAACATTTTGATATACAAGGTTACCATTGATCTGGCTAAATCCATCAGTCAATGCGCTTACAAACGTATGCGCAGTGCCACCAGCGAAGCCGCCTACCCACAATGTAATAGTTGTTGATGTAACCCCAATGACTGGGCAAGCCTTATTGTAGAAGCGATGGTGTGCTTCTGGTGAGGCGTGGTTGGTAGGTCCAGAACCTGTATCACAGCTGAAAGTAATCGCATCTGGAGTAAACCAAATGTAATCATCAGTTGTTAATGTGTGAGTACCAATTGTTGCTACTAATATTCCTGTTGCTGTATCGTAGGTTGCGTTAGTTGGAGTAAAGCGATCACCAAAGATTGGTTCGTTTACCACGTTCTTAACAACTTTTTCTACTACATCAGCGATATGATTGAACGCTAATTTAGTAGGTAACATTGAATATGGCTCAAGAACACTCATCGCACCATTGTAATAGTAATTTGCAGAATGTACTGTTGCAACATCTCCGCCGTACTCTAAGTCTTCTGAGATTGCATCAACAATATAGCCAACATCTCTTGGACATTTAGCTTCATCGTAGCCTAGACCGTTATATGTTTCACTGATATACTTAATGATTTCTGTTTGATACTTAGGAGCTTGACCATTTATAGCTTTGTAATCTGCAATAATAGCTGGTGCATAAGCCGAGGTTAATGACTCGATTCTTGGCTCAGAAATTGCTGCAATTGTACCATCGTTTTTACGGATAGTATCTCCAAGATCGTAGAATAACTTTTCAACTTCAGCAGCAACGCTTGGCTTGATAGATCTTCTTACACCGTTTGCTGTGGCTGACACAAATGTATGTACTGCGTCAATCTTTGCTGGGCCGACTTGTAATGTAATAGTAGTTGCTGTAGTTGCGTCAACTCTAACTGGCTTATTAAAGATTGGATCTGTTGGCCTTGGGTGAGATAAGTTGCCACCGCCATTGCTTGCGCAGCTAAGTGTAATCGCGTTTTCATCGAAGATTACATAATCATTTTCAGTTAAAGCGTGTGAACCTAATGTCATTACCATCACACCAGTGATATGATTATAATCAATACCAGCTGGTGTATAAGCTTCAGCCATATTAGCAACTTTAACCGCGTCAGCCGCAACACTTACAAAAGTGTGTAGTGATTGTGGTTCATGCTTAATAGCATCAGTAGTTGCTGACACAAATGTGTGTACCGAACCAGACGCAGTGCCTGCATCTCCTACATTAATTGTAAAGGTTCCGTCTTGACGTTTAACAGCATTAGTAGTTGCTGAGATGAATGTATGCGCGCCTCTATATGATGAAGGACCTACATTAACTTTAAACGTATTTGTTGTAACATCAGAAACCTGTAACCAACGACCCGAAGCATAATCACTTCCAGCTCTTGGATAAGATTTTGAAACTCTGTTACCGTCAAGTACACATGTATATGTTAGTGAGCTATCTTCTAGTAAGACGTAATCGCCATTGCTAAATCCGTGACTAGCAACTGTAAGAACAGTATCACCAGTTGTTGGATTGTAGTCAGTGTTAGTTGGTGTATGACCTGTTGAACCAACTGCAGTAATTGTAATTGATGCTCCGGCATATGGATCTGAACCTGCACGAGGATATGTATGTTGAGTTACGTTAGCATCTTGATCACAAGTAAATGTGAACGAGTTGTTTTCTAATACAACGTTTCTTCCAACTCCTAGACCGTGCTGCCCAACAGTTACTACCATATCACCAGTTGATGCATTATAATCTGCTGCTGATGGAGTAAAGTATTTGTTAGGACCAGACGCGCCAGCATCTAAAGTAACTGTGTTTGTTGTTTTTGCTTTAATAGAGTATGTTTTATTTGCAAATTGATCAATGCCGCCTCTTGGATAAGTTTTAGAAGCGTTGTCGCCATCCATAGCACAAGTGAATGCGAACGAGTTAGGATCTAAAGTAACACGATCATTTAATTTCATTCCGTGACCAGCGATTGTCATTACGAAGTCACCAGTTGCTGGATCGTATGTAGCATCTGTTGGTGTGAATGTTGTTGTCTCAACGATTGTTTGAGTATTTGTTACATTCAACGCGGTTACAACTTCGTTTCTAACGATTTTGCCAATTAGGTCTGCAGCAAAGAAGTAAGCTTCACTTGTTGGAACAACTTCATTATCAGATAATACTGGAATAGCATTTTCAAAATATAGTTTCGCGTTTGAAGCAGTAGCAGCGTTTGAACCATGTTGAATATCCCATGAAGCTAGATCAACAAAGATACCCATATCTCTTTCACAAGCAACAGTGTTATATGTGAAGGTAGGATAATTTGCTGTAATCCATGCAACTATTTCTTTTTGGATAAACGTTCTGTTAGCTTGTAATGCACCCCGAGCCATACGGTGAGCAGGTGAAACCGCTTCCTCACCAAAGTATAATTCATCAGCGTTAGCATTACCGTTAGTCATAATGTCGATAATTTCATCGAATGCAGCGTCAGATCGTGAGATTGAAGTAGCATTTGCGATTACGTCAGTATTGATTTTACCTTTTAACCAAGTAATAGCACCAGTTGTTTGAACAAGTTGAGTATTAACTAAGTTGTTTGCACCAACAGTACCAATGCGGTAACCTTTGCCGGTGTAAATTGCGTTAACATTAGAACCTGTTACAACGTCTCTTGCTACGGCATTTAAGATAATACCAGTATCGCGTTCACATTTGGCTTTGCTGTATGTGTAGTAGTTATTATCTAGCCAAGCTGTAACTTCTGCTTGAAGATATGCCTTGTTCTTCTGAAGAATTCTGCTAGCATATACACCTTGAGTTGTAGAACTAACCTTAACAACCGCGCCTTCGTCAGCACTTACAAAAGTATGCACATCTGTATTTGTTCCAGCAGAACCACAGTTAACTGTAATTGTGTCTGTTGTTACAGAATCAATCTTAAGCGGTAACTTGTATGCATAATCGCCAATACGTGGAGAGAAATCATTACCACCACCGTTTGCTGCACAACTAAATACGAAGCTTTGTGGTTGTAATTCGATATGATCGTCAGTAGTAAGACCGTGGCCTGCAATAGTTACTACGAATACACCAGTTACTGGATCGTATGTAGCATCAGTAGGAGTAAATGATTTTAATACTTTAGCAGGATCAGCGAAGTAAAGAGCGTTAGCATCGATACAATCAACTTCAGCACTTACGAATGTGTGGTTGTTAGCATGTCCATTTGCGTTACCAACGTTGACCGTAATAGTATCGGCAGTAGCTGCTTTAACTCTTACTGGCTCTTTATAAGCAGGATGGTCGTATAATGGAGCAGCATCTGTGCCTGTTACGCCACCAACATCGCAACTAAAGATCATTGACTCTGGTGCAATTTGAATCCATTTTCCAACTGGTAAATCATGTGAACCGATGGTTAATACCATGTCGCCTGATACTGGATCGTATGTGGCAGTTTGTGGAGTAAACTTACCTTCCCACATATCAGCTTCACGAACCGCGTTTGCTGTTGCAGATACAAAGGTATGTACTGATGTGTCGCTTGACTCGCCGACGTTAATAGTGATTGTTGTAGCATCTCTGTCAGAAATTACAACTGGCTTTTTATAAGCAGGATGTCTTTTCTCTGCGTTGATAGCATTAGTTGCGGCTGATACAAAGGTATGAACTCCGCCACCATTTGTGACTCCCCCAACATTCATATAAATGGTAGTACCTTCAACTCTATCAATTACGATTTGTTTCTTGTAGAATGGGTGATGTGATTCAGGAGCAGGATGATTTGTTACATTGTTATCCATAGTGCAAGTAAACACAATGCTGCTCGGCTTGAACTCTACAAGATCGCCAGCTTTAAGAGCATTTGCACCGATTGTTGCGCTAAACTCTCCAGTTGCTGGATCGTATGTAGCACCAGTTGGAGTATATTTTATGAATGTAGTTGTTGGATATGTGTGCTCAGTAGCATTGCTATCAAGCGCACAAGTAAATGTTAAGCTGTTAGGCTCTAAGTAAATACTGTCACCAATATTAAAGTCGTGTGAACCAATTGTAATTACAGTAGTTCCTGAAGCAGGACTATATACAGCATTTGTTGGAGTATACTTCTTGCCGTTATTATTAAGCAATCTAGTCATTTCATCAAAAGCTTGATTAGCTCTGTCTTCGGCGATTGTATTTGTAAGCAATGCAGCAGTTTCTGATTTCAAGTAGTTGATAGAACCAACTGTTTGAATTAATTGATCAGTAACACTAACTTCACCAGACTTAGTACGATATGCCGCGCCAGTTTGGATCGAGTTATAGTTGGTACCAAGCATTAAGTCTCTTTGGACTGCTGGCAATATATACTGCTCTGTATCTCTGTGGCATTTCTTACTATCGTAGAAGTAGAATTCGTCATCTACCCAGCACATCATGTAGTCTTGTATGAACTCTCTGTTAACTTGAAGTTGCTTACGAGCATTACGCTTAGTTACTGCAATGTTAGCATTGTCTGAGAATGTAATTTGTTCTCCGATTACTGATACTGCGTTATCTAAAGCACTTACAAATACGTGTTCATAGTTTGCAGCAGTTAATCCTGGATTTACAGTGATAGTTTTTGCAGATACTTCTATAATAGGTAGTGCTGCAAGGTAAGCTTTTTCTGAAACTCTAGGATGACTGATTTCAGTCTTATAATTATCGCTAGAACACTTGAATGTAAAGCTTTCTTTTGCAAGATTTACATATCTGCCAACTGTTAAATCGTGAGTACCGATTGTAATAACCATGCGGCCAGTTGCTGCATCGTATGTTGCTTTAGTTGGTGTATACTTTGTACCAGAATTATTAAGAGCATTAATAATTGTATTGAATGACTTATATGCATCAACTGCTGCTGGTGCAGAGTTAGCTTGAATAAGATTATCAGTTGTTTTGCGTAGTCTCTCAAATGACGCAACTGTTTCGTTTCTTTGATTTTCAAGAGTTGTTCTTGCAGTGTTAACGTAATAAGCTAAGCCTGTAGTAACTGCGTTGTAGTTAGTATCAAGCATCATGTCGAACTTAGTAGCTGGCAAGATATATTCTTGAATATCACGTTCGCACTTAACGCTATCGTATGCGTAGAACTCTTCGTTATTGTCGATCCAGCTTACGAATTCATCAATGATCATTGACCTGTTATCTTGAACAACTTCGCGAGCTGCAACCGCGTCTTGATCACCAGTATCTGCGAAGATAATAGGATCAGCAGCGGCTTCGCCATTCTGAAGAATATTCAATGTCTGGTCAAGAGATCTGTCTAAACGGGTTAATACTTCTGCATTTTGCTCTTGGGCAAAGATGTGGTTTATTTCGCCTTTGATATGATTAATAGAACCGACTGTTTCGGTCATCTGATCGTTTACTACGATGTATGAGATTGGCGAACGATATGTAATACCGTTTAACCGACCCCAGTAGTTGCCGTCTGTAGCAACGTCGTACGATGCACTATCAACAATTAATCCTGAATCTCTGAAACACTTGTCTGCGTTATAACCTTGGTAACCAAGACCTGGCGCACCGTTAAAGCCTGTTGTTGTGTTAGCAGTCAAGTAATCAACCATGTTATCTATGATTAAGTCTTTGCTTGCTTCAAGAGTATCAGCAAAAGTATTATCAGCAATTAATTCAACTTGAGTTGCGTTTGCCGGTCTAATAATAACTGTGCTACCACGAGCACGCATTGAGATGTCACCAAACTGAGAACCTGAGTTGTTCAAAGTCATTTGGCCACCGTCTAGTGCGAAGAACGCTTGGCGTGTAAAGATTGAAAGTGAACCAATACCGTTAACACCAGCACCATTCTTAGCAACGTAACCTGTACCGTTTTGAGTACGAGGTGTGAAACCAAAACATAATACGTATGTGTAAAGTGAGTCTGTATCTAGTACAGCACGGTCAGCTAGAAGACAACCACCACCACGGCCAACCAATCTATTTGGGAAATCGTCAATGCCGATTGATTCGATTGTACCTGTACCGCCTCGTTGAGCATAAAGAATATCTCCAATTTCTACGTTACCTTTAAGGTTTCTAATATAAATCTGACGAGCTGAATCAATATCTAAGACATATGAAACATAACCTGTGGCACCAGACGAGAACGTTACTTCATCATCTACTTCAAACTGACTTTGAGGACTATGTCCAGCAACTAAGTAGAATTCTTGGCCTAAGTCTAAGATTGTACCTTTAGTGTTGAATGGATTTAAAGGTGGCTCAACATCTAAACGGTTGAAGTTTGAAAGCTGGGTGCTGTCTCGTATATAAGGAGAACGTCTTAGCAACGCACCTGGACGGTATGCAATAGCGAAGCCACCTTCAGGTTGGTCAAAGTTATCAACCTCAAAGTTCATATAACCAAAACCTTGAACGTAGTTGCCAGAACCAACTAGAACACCGTTTGTTTTTTCGTAACCAGGCAACTTCTGAATAACAGTAGCATACTGACCAGCAGTTGAAGTCATTGAACAATCATCAGGTAACACAATTGGTTCATCAACATAGTAAGTACCAGGACCTACCGAGATATGCACCGCGTTATTAATATCGTTACGATCGTATGAACCACCAGCTTTTTGTAAAGCAAGTTGCTCTGCGCGCTTTAGTGTGCGAACTGGCTGTAGAATTGTACCTGGATAATCATCATTACCGTCTGAAGCAACGTGTACTTTAAGAGATTTTTCTGTCTTCTTGGAGAACTCGTCGTATAATTGACGGTAAGTCATTTTCTCTGTGTCGCCAGTCTTGACGTTCTTTAGAGCAAAGTAACTATCTTCATCAAGCATTGGCTCGAAGACTTTAGTAAGATTCATATCAAAGTCAACAAGCTCTGACTCATTAATAGTTGAATTAGCTATAACTGATTCTGAAATATCTGAGTTTTTAATCGATGATCTTTGCTGTATTAGATCTTCAGAAGTAGAACTTCCGATTGAAATATTAGTAGCAATAACACTATTCATTGCACCAGTTAAAATTGCATTTTCTAATATAGGATTAGTGAATGTGTTATCAGTACCAGTACCATTCGAGAAATCAGAGTTCGTAATAGTGATATTGTTAGCAGTAGAATCAGAGATTGCACCGTTTGAGAATGTAGAGTCAGTAATAACAGTTGTGATGATAGTGTTATTAGAAAGAATAGTATCCCAGATCTCACCGTTAGAGAATCTAGAATTTGTAATATTTACGTTGTCTAGATCTGTATCTCTAATGTTTCCGTTTGCGAAACTTGAATCTGAGATAGCAACGTTTGCTACGGTAGAATCAGAGATTGAACCGTTTGAAAAATCTGTTGTAATGATTACACTGTTCGAGATGAGAGCATCTTCTAGAATCAGTTCATCAATAGTAATATTTGTGAGAATTAGGTTATTAGCTGTACCACCTTCAATGGTAACTCTATTATAAAAAGAATCATCAATTGTAGAGTTAGTAAATACGTCGTTATTACCGGTGGAGTTATTTAAAGCTCCAAAGTCTACAATGGTGTTTGTAAATACGTTATTATTACCAGTACCATTCGTGAAGTCTGATGTAAGAATAGAAACGTTTGATACGGCAGTATCCTTCATCGTGCCGCCAGTGATGTCACTAGCAATAATAGAAGATGAATCAATAGTTCCGTCGTTGAACGTATTGCGGTTCATTATATTGTCTTCAATTGTCGAATTGAAGATTCTAACACCAGATATATTTCCGCCAGTGATGGTTATTCTATCGAAGATTTCGTACTGAATCGCCGCGACAAGTTCTTTTCTAGTAATATTTTTAGTACCGTCATCGCCTTGGATAAGGTTAACGATAACAAAAAGGTCTTCAGAGCGAGTATTGGCACCTTTGATTGTACCTAATTCTGAAATCTTTGACATGCGTGGATACCCTTATGTGTTTTCTTTTATTTATAAAAATAGGGTGGAGGTCTGGGCTAGTTATGAGCCACTCTACTAAATTTATTTAAACTTTATTCTTCTAACCATACTGACAAATTGTCTGCCGCATCGTGATATTGTCTTTGTCGTACTATAGAACTATTGTACTCTAATACTTCTTCTTCGTTATTTAATAGAGTTCCATCTATACCTCTCGCGAACCACCATTGCGCGTCATCATATTCTACCGTTTGTAAGGTTTCAATATCGGCAAGCTTACCTTTATATATAACATTGCTGCCTTGGTTTATTAGTCTATATTCATCTGATCCGACCAAATCTCCACAACGTTGAATAACACCTTCTCTTTGTTTCTTGGATCGTACTGTAGCAAATGCTCTTCTGCGATCTGTAATCTCAAATGTTGTGCCTAGTTCTACGTGCAAAGCCGCAACCCGTGTTGCGTATTCTGTATCATTTAAAATAAACCGTTCTAACGCACGTACAGTAGTTACACTATCAGGAACAAACCGCTCAAAATATAAATGTGCTGAGCCACACCACCCACTTTCTACATCATACGCAAATTTCCTAGGATTCATTATACTGTTCCCCATATAGAACCATTATTAGTTACAGTAACATTCGCTGCGGCTGTAGTTATAGCTGCCCCGCCTGCCCCGCCCGAAGTACCACCGCCAGCAGCACCCCATCCGCCACCACCCCAACCAGCTGCTCCGGTTCGTGCACCACCAACCTTATTTGAATCTCCGCCGTCGCCACCAGCTCCGTCATAGTTACCGTTATTTAATCCACCGGTACCCGGAAGT